GTTTTTATTATAAAGATATACCTTTAAGAGATATATTATTTAATTTAAGATTAGAATATACAACATATAAAAATAATATTGATTTTCAATTTCAGTTAAGTGAAATTAATATTGAAGAATTAAGAAAAAAAATTAATAAAGTTATATAAGGAAATAAAATGAAAGCAGATTTTTTAATATTAGATACTGAAACAACAGGTTTAGATAATAATGCTGAAATTGTAGAAATTACAATTATAGATAATTTAGGTAATATTTTAATAAATGAATTAATTAAACCTAAAAACAAAATACCACAAGAAGTAATTAATATACACGGTATAACTAATGAAATGGTAAAAAATAAAAACAATTGGGATTTTTGGAAAAATAAAGTTGAAAATATTTTAAATAATAATGTATGTTATATTTATAATAAAGGTTATGATGTTAGACTTATGGAGCAATCATCAAAACAATATAATTTAAATTTTAATACTAATTGTGTTTTTAAATGTGCAATGAATGAATACTCAATATATAATAATGAGTGGAACCCATACCATAATAATTATAAATGGATAAAATTAACAAATGCTTATGAACACGCAATAAAAAATAAAAAACTTACTCCATTAAATATTGTAGCCCATAGAGCATTAGGTGATTGTATTATGACATTAGAAGTAGTTAATTTTTTAAAAGAAAGAGGTTTAATATGAATTTAATTAAAATATATGGTGATTTAAAATATCAATTAGCAAATATTGAAAATAATATATTTCAATGTGGTGGAACTAAACAAGATATTACTTATGAACTTAAAACAGCAAGATTAATACACATAATAGAATATAGATTTAAAATACTTAATTGGAAACCAATTAACAAACAAAGATTTAGAGAAAAAATAGAACTATTATAATATAATTAATACTGTTACTTTTATATATAAAAAATATAGAGTAACGGTGTTGTATTTATATTTAAAATATTATAACTTTTTATAATTAAATCAAGCCATTATTTTTATGATGGCTTTTTGTTTTTATTTTGATATAATTTATTTAATAAAAATATAAAGGCAAATTATATGACAACAATAGTTATAGATAAAAAGAATAAAAAAATGTTTGCTGACACAAAATTAACATTGGATAATATAAGTGCAACAGAAACAATAAAGATATTTAAAGAGGTTTTAAAGGACGGTTCAGAGGTTATTATTGGTATTGCTGGTGCTTATCTTAATGGGCTTAAATTAAAGGATTATTTGGTGGAAGTAGGATACCCTAATCAAGATAAAAAACTTAAACCTAATTTTTATGATTTCACAAATGAAGATCCAAACAGTTCAGATAATGATTTTGAATTAGTTATTTTATATAAAAATAAAAAAATAATTAGTTATAGTTTAAATTTAATACCAATGGAAATAATAGAAGATCATTATTGTATTGGTAGTGGTGGAGATTATACAAAAGCAATTTTAATATATCAAAAAGATAATAACATTAAAATTGATATTATAAGTGCTATTAAATCTGTAAGTAAAATTGATAAATCAACAAATGATAAAATAATGGTATTAAAATTATGAAAACAAAAAAGAAAGAATTTAAAAAAAGAAACCCAGTAGTTATACAAATAATAAAAATGGGTTGGGGTTCTGGTGTTCATATTAAAACAAATAAAACTTTAAGAAGAAATTTAAAACAAGAATTAAAAAAGGGTAACTATGAATAAACTTCCAAATGATATTTTAAAAATAATGAATGATAATATGGATTATTTATTAGAGCCAGTAAGTTTTGAACCATTAAAAATAATTAATAAAGAAAAATATTATTTATGTTTTGATGTTGGTTTGACTGGTTATTTTTCAATTATAAAATATATTAAAGGTAATTTTTTTAAAGTAATACACAGTGAAAAAATACAAATTGAATTAAAAGAAGATAAACTATATAAAACAGACTCTAAAACAAAAAGTAAAGCAATTGTAAAAAACCAAGTTTGTTTTAAATCTAATTATGAAAGAATTAAATATTTATTAAATAAGTATTCAATTAAACCAAATGATTGCTTGGCATTTGCAGAACAATTAACACCTCGACCTTTTCATAGTAAAGTATCTATATTTAGTTTAGGAGATACTGGTGGTGTTTGTCGTTCAATATGTGAAGTATTAAATATTAAGTATTTAGTTATTCCACCAAAGATTTGGAAAGATGGTATTGGTGTTACAAGTGAGAAAGAAACAAGTATAGAGTTTTTTAAACAAAATATATTAATAAGTGAAGAAGTTAAACCATTTTTTAATTTACATAAAAAACTTAATCATAACCAAGTTGAAAGTGTTTTAATTGCATATTGGTATTATAAACTTTAAAACTACACACTTTTTAAAATTAATTACACATTTATTACACAACTACACACTCAACGTGTAGGTTTTTGTGTAGGTTTTTTTTCTTGTAAGTTATTGATTTTATTATATATTTATATCTTTATATACTACTACTACACACTACACAATAAAAGATAGATATAAGAGAGATAAAAAGAGTTAAATAAATATTAATTATATAAATATCTCTTAAATACCCCCTGTCTATATTTATCGAAAAAGTGTGTAGTTAGTTCAAAAATGCTATTTTTCTTAATAAAATCAACGATCTAGACTACACGTTTAGGTGTGTAATTAGTATTTTAAAGCGTGTAGTTGTGTAGGAATTAATTAAAAACGTGTAATAAATGTGTAGAAATATATATAAATATGTAGGAATTTATAAAAAATATTGACTTTTCAATTTTTACCATTATAAATATATATAAGGTAAGTATATTTTATAAGAAGAAAAAAATGATTGATTTAAACACTATAACAACAGATAAATTTTTAAATGGAATAAACACATTGATTAATAAACAAGAAATTGGTTTTTATAAATTATTAAATATTAAAATTACAGAAAAGCATAAAGAAATTATTAATACAGCAATTACATTAAGAAAATTAGTTAATGAAGATAGAGGGGTTGATAGTATAGAACAATACCAGCGACTTAATCCTGAACAAATAGACCTTAAAGCAATGATTGGTGAGTATATGTTCAGTAAATTATTATATATTATATCGACCAATGAAAAACAAAACCATATTGAAGTTATAACCCCTCCGTTTGCAGAAATGATTTTAAATAAAAAGAAACAAGATATTGAAATAATTAAATATACAGATTATAAACAACAAGAAATTATTGATTACAAAACATTTGATATAAAAAGCCAATTTAAAAATAACAAAAATAATAATTTAAATATTAATATAAAAAGTTTTGATAGAATGAAAAAGCAAAGTAAGTTTTTTATATATGCAGAAATTGATGGAACACAAAACGATTTTACAACTAATAATAATGTAAACTTTTATTTTATAAATAATGATTGGTATGAACAAAACTCTATTGAAGTATTAATATCAACATTTAAGAAATTTACACCATATAGATCTTTACCATTAAAATTATTTAATTAATTTATAAAAGTCATTGACATTTATAAAATACCAGTATAAAATATAAATACATTAACAAAGGAGAAATCAAAAATGCCACATTTAAATTATGTATATAAAGTAAAGAAAGAAGATCGTAATGATTTTCAAGCACAATTTATGATACCACAAGATTTGTGGTTAGAATTTAAAAATGCTTGTAAAAATGCTGGAACTACACCAAGTAAAGAATTAAGAAATAAAATTCGTGAAACTTTACATTTAGAGGTAGTAGTTAAGTAAGTTTAGTAGGTTAATAGTTTTAAAGGTTTCTATTTAAAAAACCTTTATAAAAACAAAACCATTATAATATAGGAGATAAAAATGGAAAAAAATAATAATAAGTTGGATTTATTAAAACAACAGTCAATCGATGTAAGTGTAAATTTTTTACATAATTTAAGTAAAACAGAAAACTTTAATGAAATGAGCCGTGAGCAAATAAGAAGTGCTTGTAATAGTGCTGTTAAAACTCAAATTGGTAGAACAAATGAAGTTGAGTTATGTTCTTTTATTGAAGAAGCCCTTGATGCAATTATAATAATTGTTAAAGATTTAAATAAAGATTGTATTCTTACAAATAGATTAAGCAATGGTAAAACTATTGTTGAAATGACAGAAAAAGAATATTTAGAAACAGATGAGGGTTCTATTGATATTTTTGCAACTGAATGGGAAAATGCAAATATTAAAAAAGAAACTTTTAAAGAAGTTAAATTTAATTCAATGCTTGAAGAAGAAATTAAAGAAAAATCTATTGCTATAAGAAAAGAAAAACAATTAAATTCAAAAACTGATCGTTTTGGTTTTAAATGCTTGGGATATAAAGATGATAAAAATTATGTTTGGAGCAATTTTAAACAAGCATTATTTGTTGTTACACAAAAAGATTTGGCAAAAAACAATTATATAAATATGTTTGGTTTAAATTTTTTAGAGGCTACATATTCAAAATATAATCATAAAGGCGAGTATGTTGGAATAGATACAACAAAACTATCTGGCGATATTATTGATGGTTGTGTTAATGCTGGTGTATTTAATTTAAGAAATATGTATGGTTTTGGTATATTTGTTGATCCACAAAATAAAGATCATTTAATTATTAATGGTGAAGAGATATGGGGAACAAATCCAGAATTTAAAGGCGATAGAGTATTTGGTAAAAATGTTTTTGCTAATATTAAAGATTTAGATTTTCCAAGTAATATTGAAGTTGCAACAAAAGAAGAAACAAAAGAATGGTATGATTTAATTGGCACTTGGAATTACAAAAGAGGATTACAAGATCAATTATTAGTTTTTGGTTGGTCAATAGTTGCTCCTTTCTCTGGTGTTTTAAATTGGAGAACACATTTTAGTTTAACAGGAGAACAAGGAACTGGTAAATCAACATTACAAACAGGAATGGGTAATTTTATGGGTGAGTTTGCTTTGGTATTTGATGGACAATCAAGCGAGGCTGGTATTAGGCAAAAAGTTGGATCAAGTAGTTGTGCTGTGTTAATTGATGAGGCTGAGGCTAATTCAACAAAGATTGCACAAACATTAACATTTTTTAGAACAGCAAGTAGTTCAGGTATAGTTGCAAAAGGAACAAGTGATCAAACTGGTATGGATTTTATTCTTAAATTAACTGGTATGATTGGTGGTATTGTTGCACCAGCATTAAATCCAGCAGATTTAAGCCGTTTTTTAAGAATTGAATTATTACCAAAAGGAGAGAAAGTACACCCATTATTATTTGATATTGAAAGACAAAATGAAATTGGTAAAAAAACAATTATGTTTATCATTAAAAATTACAAAATGTTTAAATCTGTATGTAAAAAAGTAAGAAAAAACTTATTGGCTGATTATGATAATTCAAGATATGCTGACAGTTTTACTACTTTAATTTCCGGTGCATACATTGGTTTAAATCAAAATGATAATGACTCTGATATTGCTGAATTTATGAAACATTTTAATTTTGAGAAAGAAAAAATACAAATGTCTAATAAAGATCATAATAACTTATTAAACAAAATACTTAAAACAAGTTTTAGAAGTGAGGTTGGTATGTATTCTGTTATTGAAATGATAAACGGATTATTTAATAAAGATAACGATATTGAAATGAAAAAGGATTTAAAAAGAACATTGGGACGTAATGGTATGAAAGTTGAAGAAACAGAGGGAAGTTTTAAATTGTTTATGTCAACCAAAGATGATAACTTTATTAAGATATTTAGAGGTAGTAAATTTGATGCTGGTGATATTACTTCTGTTATTACTCGTGTTGATGGTAGTGAGTTATTAAAGGATAGTATAATGATAGGTGGAACAAGATCACAAAGATCAACAGTTGTTGTTATTGATTTACCTAAAAAAGATTATTCATTTAGAGAAGAAGACACAAAAGTAATAACAGTTATTGAAGATGATGAAATACCTTTTAATTAATTAGTATAAAAATAATAAGCCCCATTTAATGGGGTTTTATTTATTACATAAAGGGATTGTATTTTGTATTAGTTGTGATATAATTTACTGTATATACAATAAGAGTTAGGAATATATGAAACAAAAACAATTTGATACTAATATTATATTTAGAACAACATTAACATTAAAAGATAAGTTTAAACAATGGTGTAAAGATAATAACACAACAATAAGTAAAGAGTTTAATAATCATATGGAGTCTATAATTAATAATAGACCAAGATTAAAGGATATGAAAGTTGAAACAATAAACGGTACTTACATAGGTAAAGGACACCCATTACATAGTTATTATGTAACAGATGAACAGTATGATAAGTTTAATACTCTGTATGGTAGTAATGTTGATAACTGTAATGATGAAGAGTTAAAGGCTTTATGTTTAGAGATAAAGCAAGCAAATGGTAATAGATAATAGAGAGGTTTAATATGTATAACAACTATAATAACTACGATGATAATGTAATGGAAGAAGAACTATTTAATAATAATAGTAAGCAATTAAGTAAGAGTTCAAAGACTATGGAAGAAACAACTAATGATATGTTAAAGTTGTTTGTTCGTGAGAATAAGACAACAGTATTAAAAGATTTAACTGTTGGTTATGTTATGTTTATGAAAGATATAAACAACTCAAAGTTATATATTGATAGTGTTAATACATTAAAGAATAAGTACAATGCCTTTATGATAGATGTATATTATGATTACAGAAATATTAATAAGAGTATAAGTGAGGCTGGTTATCTTCGTTATGCTAATGGTAAGTTGAATGAGTTACTTAAACAAAGATACTTGGTTAGTTAATCAATGCACAATGTTGGTGCATATATAAAAATAAAACATTATATAAATTTTTAGGTTCTCCCGCAAGGGTAAAACATTAAAGCGGTGGAACAGCGTCGAGGTTATCTTTTTACGAGTTTTTAAAATTTAGTTTACTTTACTTTTTAGTTTACTTTTTCCAAGAAATAAAAAAAACCATCAATAGGAGTTGATGGCTTCTTTCATAGGGAGATAACAATGAAATTATTTTAATAATCTCAATTTAATTATATTGTATATACATAAAAAAGTCAATCATATTTTTAAAATATATTTAATTTACTTTACTTTACTTTTAAACTTTCTATTTAAGAAATTTTTGATATAATTCTTTTAAGTATATACAATAAAATATAAAGGTTTTTAAAATGACAATTAAACAAGATAATAAAAAATTTTGTAATCAAGTAGAATTTGCAAAAATTATAGATAAAACTAAACAATATGTAACTACTTTAAAAAAAGAAAGTAAATTAGTATTTAAAGGTAAATTAATTGATGTTGATGAAACATTAAAACTTTTAGAAAAATTAAGTGATCCAGCCAAAAAGAAAACAAATTTTATAAAAGATATACCAAAAGATATTAAAGGAGATTTAACAGAAGAAGAAATAGAAAATATTTTAGAAAATGAAGATCCAAATGATTTTAACCAATCTAAAAGTCGTAAAGAATATTATTTATCAAAAATTTCACAATTAAATTTTTTAAAAGAAAGTGATAAACTTATTGAAAGAGAACTTGTAGAATTACAATATTTTAATGTTTCAAGATTATTAAGAGATAAAATATTTAATATTAAATATAGAATAGCAAATCAATTATCTATTATGTCTGATCCAGTTGAAATTTCTAATTTATTAGATAAAGAATTTAGGCTTGTGTTTAGTGAAATAGTTGATGAAGTAGAAAAACAACTTAAAGAATTAGAAAATGATTATGATAAAGACGAATAAATTAAAAGGTAAATATAATAAAACTTCTTTTTTAGAAAGTTTTAAAAATGGTTTAAAACCAGATGATCCGATTACTGTTTCACAATTTACAGAAAAACATATTTACTTGCCTGAGAATAGTGCAATGCCTGGTTTAATTAATTTAGATATAACACCATATTTTAGAAAACCTTTGGACGATTTAACACCAGGTAATAAAATTAAAAAAATAGTTGTTATTGGTTGTGTTCAAATAGGTAAATCAAATTTAGGTTTATGTTTTGGTTTATCTATGATGAAAATAAGCCCTGGTAATACTATGTTTGTATTGCCTCGTATTGGAGATGCAGAGGACTTTTCAACAGAAAGATTGACACCAATGATTAAAGCAAGCCCTATACTTGCTGATTTAATTAAAATGACTGGTAAAAGCCCAGATAATAAGGTTGCAAAGAAAACATATAAAGGTGGTTTTATATTTTTTGCTGGTGCTCAAAGTGCGGCCTCTTTTAGAAGTAAACCTATTCGTTTTTTATATATGGATGAAATTGACGAATACCCTCCAGATTGTGAGGGACAAGGATCACCTATTGCTTTGGCTGAAAATAGAACTGTTTCTTTTAAAGATACTAAAAAAATTGTTTATACTTCAACACCTACGGATGAAAATTCTTTAATTAATAAAGAGTATGAGAAAGGAACAAAAGAAAGGTATTATTGCCCTTGCCCAAAATGTGGTGGTTTTCAATCTCTAAAATTTTTAACTAATTTAAAATATGAAACTGTTGATAATCAAGATAAAGAATTAGTTAAAGACTCTGTTTATTATGAGTGTGAATTTTGTCAACATAAAATTAAAGAAGTTTATAAAAGAGATATGTTAGTTAATGGAGAATGGAGGGCTGATAAACCTGATGCTGATTTTCCATCTTATCGTTTAAATGCTTTGTATAGTCCTTTTATTACTTGGGATGATACTGTTAAAAAATATTTACTTGCAAAAAAAGAAAAATCAGAAATGAAAACTTTTGTAAATACTTATCTTGGTGAGATTTATGAAGAAGAACAATCAAAATTAGATTCTTTTAAATTATATCAAAGAACTAAAAATAATATTTTAAAAGAATTAGAATTAGATCCAAGAGTAATTTGTTTGACTGGTGCAGTTGATACACAGGATGACCGTTTAGTTATTGATATTAAAGGTTGGGGTAAAAATGAGGAATGTTGGACAGTTTATTATAAAGAAATTTACGGTAATACTGAAAAAGATGATAATGTTTGGAATACAATTAAAGAAATTGTAGAAAGACCATTTAAACATCCAAGTGGTATTGATTTGTATGTTCGTTATTGTGCTATTGACGCTGGTGGACACAGAACACAAAAGGTTTATGATTTCTGTTCTAAAAATCCTAAATTTAAAGCAATTATGGGATCAAGAACAAAACAAAAAACTTTATTAAGTGTTCCAAGAAAACAAGATATTATTTATAGAGGAACACATAGAAAAGATGGTATTGATTTAAGTTTTGTTGGTACAGAAATAGCAAAAGAAGAAATTTATTATCGTTTATCAATAGAACAAGAGGGTGCTAAATATATACATTTTAATAAAGATTTAGATCAAAGATATTTTGATATGTTAATTAGTGAAAAATGTATAACTGTTTATAAAAAAGGTTATCCTTTTAAAGAATGGAAATTACCAAGTGGTGCAAGAAATGAATCATTAGATACTTTTGTTTATAATTTTGCTATTGCAAGAGCATTATGTCATATAGAACTATTAGATGATAAAGTTTATGAAGAACAGTATAAAGAAATGTTTGGAGATTTTGGAAAAACTTTTCTTAAAGAAGAAAAAAACGAAGAAGATTTAATAAAAGAACAAAATATTAAAAAAATAGAAACTATTAATAAACTTGCTAAAAAAACTAAAAATATTGGTGGTTTTAAAAATGGTGGTGGATTTATGAAAAAATATAATAAATAAAGTAAATATGGATTTTTAAATATTTTTAAATTAAGATATAATATTAGAAAAAAAAGAGGATAATATGAATAATGTAAAATTTCCAGATCAAATATATCAAAGTGACAGTATTATTTGTGAAGATTATTATGAAGATTTTTTACCAAGTCAAAATTGGGTAATGGAATATGCTTTAATTAATGGAACAAATAATAAAATAATTTTAACACAACCATTATTTGTTACAGCAAATATTTTAACTGATAAATATGATATAAATGTCACAAGTATTCAAAGTTCAATTTTTGAAATTGGTATTTATACATTAAATGCTATTTTTACAAATACTTTAACAAGTGAAAGACAAACAAGAAGTATAAAAAGAGTTCAAATATTAGAAGATTTAATAACAGCAATAACAGTTGATGATAGAAGTTGGGCAGAAAAAGCACTCGATAATGTCATTGCTGTAATTGAAAAAACAGCAAATCCTCAACAAAAAATGTATGAAATAGACGGTAGAAAGTTAGAAGTTTTTAGTTTAAAAGAATTATTTGAGTATAAAACTATATTACAAAATGAAGTTAATAAAATTAATAGTAAAAAAAGTGGAAAAGGAAGAGGTAAAATATATTTAAAATTTACAAATAAGTAAAAATTATATATAGTAATAATTAATTAATTGTTTTTTTGGTTAAAAATAGTTAATTATTTATGGTATTTTGTTAAAATTGTTAAAAAAAGTTAAATAAGGGGAATTTTATGAGTAAAGAAAATAAAAACACTTTTCTAAATAGATTAGGAAGTTTTGTAGGTTTTGGTAAAAAAGAAGAAAAAATATTAAAAAAATCATTTAATATTGCTAAAAATAATAGATTAAATAATAGTTTTAATGTATCTAAAAGTGATATTAACAGTGATGTATATACAGACGGTTACAGATTAATGGTTATTGCTCGTAATTATGAGAAAAATAATCCATTTGTAAGAAAATTTTTAAATGTTATGGTTTCAAATGTTATTGGTGCTACTGGTTTTACTTTATTTGTAAGAGGTGCTGATTATAAACCTGAAACTGTTGATAATAAAACAATATATAAAGCATATATTGATGAATATGCTAATAAAGTTGTTCAAGATTCATTTTGGGATTGGACAAAAAAAGGGAATTGTGATCAATCTGGTGTTTTATCATTACAAGAAATTGAGGAATTAATGGTAAGACAACTTATTCGTGATGGAGAGTTTCTTATTGTAAAACATAAAGGTGGTAAAGAATTAAATAAATGGGGTTTTAAATTACAACTTATTAATAATGAAAGATTTGACCGTTATTTATCTGGAACTAATCCAAAAAATGGTAATAAAATAGTTATGAATGTTGAATTAGATGAAAACAATAAAAGAATTGCTTATTATTTTAGTAAAGTTATTGTTTCAGTAGTTCCAGGAATGCAACAACCAAGTTCAAAAAAACAAACAGATTTTGGTAATTATATTAGAGTTGAGGCAAATGATTGTTTACATATTTTTAAAGCAACAGACGCAGAACAATTAAGAGGTTATAGTCATTTAGTGGCTGGTTTAGAAACATTAGAACATTTGGAGGGATACCAAGAGGCTGAACTTGTTAATGCTCGTGCAAGTGCTGGTAAAATGGGTTTCTTTATTAGTAATGGACAGAATGTTGAACAATTAGATATTGCAGATTATGAAACAGAACAAGGCGAGTTTATTAGTGAAGTAGAACCTGGAACTTTCCACGTTTTACCTAATGGATATGATTATAAAGAGAATAATCCAAATTATCCTCAAACATATGATAAATTTGTTAAAGTTAATTTAAGAACTGTTGCAAGTGCTTTTAATATTTCTTATGAAGAATTAGCAAATGATAGAGAAAATGTTAATTTTTCAAGTATTCGTGCTGGTATGATTTCTGATCGTGAGATATTTAAATCATTACAAACTTTTTTAATTGAAAATGTTTTAGATAATATTTATGAAGAATGGTTAAAAAATTCATTACTTAATAAAGCGATTATTTTTCCAAATGGTGCTGTTTTATCTTTTGATAAATTTGATAAATTTAAAGTACATCAATGGAGAGGTAGAGGTTTCCCTTATGTAAATCCAGAACAAGATATAAATGCAAGTATCAAGGCTGTTGCATTTGGTTTATCAAGTAGACAAAGAGAGGCTGAAAAATTAGGTATTGATATACAAGAAATATTTGATGAATTGGCTTGGGAAAAACAACTTGCTGAAAGTAAAGGTATTAACTTATCAAATGCTGAAAACGTTTTAAGTGCTGGTAATACAGAAAATCCAGCAGATAAAGAAAATCAAAATAATGATAATACAAACAATATTAATAATGTAAAAAAATAATAATTGATTATTAAATAATAATAAAATATAATTTTAAAAAGAGGAATTATTAAAATGAAACAAATTGAGAAAAATTTTAAATCATATGGTGTTAGAGCATATGAGATTTCTAAAAGTAATATAGATACTGAAAGTAGAACTATAACAGTAAGTGCATCAAGTGAAACACCATATAAAAGATATGATGAAGAATTAGGAGAATACTGGGAAATTTTAGGACATAATAAAGAAGAAGTTGATTTATCAAGACTTAATAATAAAAGTGCTTTTTTATATGAACACGATCCAAAAAGACAAATAGGTGTTAATGAAAGTGTTTATTTAAATGAAACTTTAAAACAAATTATAGCAAAAGTTAGATTTAGTAAAAATGATTTTCCAAATGAAGTATTTAATGATGTAATTGATGGTATTCGTTCTAAAATTTCCATTGGTTATAAAATAAATAAAGCAATTATTGTTGGATATGATGAAAATAATATACCAATAGTTAGAGTTATTGATTGGACTGGTATGGAAATTTCAAGTGTTTCAACACCAGCAGATGATTCTATTGGAGTAATTAGATCTATAAGTAATGAAGAACAAAAAACAAGTATTAAACTTATGGTAGAAGTTAAAGATGAATTACCAAATGAAATAAAAAATGAAGATAATTTAAATCCAAAACTTGGAGAAGAATTACCTAATTTAGAAGTTGAAAAAGAAAAAAATAATGAAAAACTTGATATTGAAAATAAAAAAAGCGATAATAATTTAAATATTGTTATAGAAATTATTGACAATAAAAGTAAAAATAGCGAAAATATAAAAAATGGAGCAAATAATATGAACTTACAAGAAATTTTTAAAAAGGCTGAGGCTTTTGGAGTAGAGGATAAAGTTGTTAATTCTTTTTTAAGAACTGGTAAAACAGAAGAAGAATTTGACAATTTCGTTAAAGAACACAATTCACAAAAAACAAAAGGAATGAATATGGACCAATTAGGATTAAATACACAAGATAAAGAAATTAAGGAATATAATTTATTCCGTGCTATTAATAGTTTGATTTCTGGACGTGATTGCCAAGAGTTAGAAATGTCTCGTGAAATCGCTAAAAAATCTGGACAAGAAATCCAAGGTTTGGCTTTACCTTTATCTTTCATTAAAGCAAGTGCTTTAAAATCAATTAAACACCGTGCTTATAATACAGCAGGAGCAGACGCAAGTGGTGCAAGTAATTTAGTTGCTGAAATATTAGACGCTACAAACTTTGTTGATATTTTAAGACCACAATTAAAAAGTGCGGCTCTTGGAGTTAGAACAGTTTCAGGTTTAGTTGGAGATTATGCAGTTCCAGTTAAAACTTCTGGTATGTCTAATACTTGGGTTGGAGATTCTGGTGCTTCCACTGAGTCAAGTGCAGTTTTTGATAAGAAAGTTTCTAAACCAAAAATGTTAGTTTCTGAAACACAATTGTTTGAGTTATCAATGAAACAAATGACACCTGATGCACAATTCCTTGCAATGGACGATATGATTAAAGCAAGAGCAGTTGAATTAGATAGAGTAGTTTTTTGGGGTTCTGGTGCAAGTAACCAGCCAAATGGTGTAGGTAATACAGCAGGTGTTCCAGTAATTGCAATGGGTACAAACGGTGGTGCTATTACTCGTAATGCTTTAATTGATTTAATGAGTGCATTAGGTAATGTTGATGCAAACGTTGATGGTGCAAGATTTGTATCAAACTTTAAAATTAAAGCAGCGTTAATGAAATTACAAGCAGATGCTGGTTCTGGTTTATTTGTATGGGACGAGTTCAAGGATATGTTCCAAATTACAAACAACATACCAAGCAACCTTGTTAAAGGTACTTCTGGTGCTGTATGTTCTGGTTTAATTCTTGGTGACTTCTCTGATGTATGTATTACTGAGTGGGGTGTTCCAGAGTTGATTGTTGACCAATTCACATTGGCAAAATACGGTAAAGTAAATATCTATATGAGACAAGCAACTGACGTTTTAGTACGTAGACCAGCAAGTTTTGCAGTAATCAAAGATATTACCACAGCATAATATTAAATAATAAGAAAAACCCCTAATTTAGGGGTTTTCTTTTTTTAGTAAATTATTTATATCCATTTACCTTTTGTATTTTTAATTATATATTCATTTTGTTGAATAATAATTGAGTTAAGTTTTAAATTAATTTCTTGATATTGTTTTATTGTAAATAATAATGAAAAATTTAAATAAACAACAAATGTAATAACTAAAACAAATAAACTTAAAATAATTTTTTTAAACATTTTTATACCCCTTTTTTAATGATAATCTTAATTCTTCTTTTCCCATTTCTTTTAAAATGTTTTTAATCCATAAATATATTTTTTTCATAATATCTCCTTATTTTTTATATTGTTGAAAATAAATTAAAACCATAATACTTACTATATCAATAACAACTAAAACCTTTAATAAATAAACATATTGCTCTATCATAATAAATCCTTTTTAACTTATAATTATATTTATACTGGTAATTTTATAAAAGTCAATAAAAACTTTAAAAAAGATTGATTGATTTTATTATTTATTATGATATAATTTTTTATATATCAATAAAGGATTAATATGGATACAGTAAAAGTAAAACTTTTAACACACACAATTTATGATTTAGAAGTAAAAGAACCAGGAGATGTTTTAGAGGTTTCAAAAGCATTTGGTTTAGGTTTAGTTCATACTAAACAAGCAGAACTTGTTAAAGTAGATAAAAAACAAGTTGGAGAAGAAGTTAATTTAAAAAACACAGAAACAACAGAAGTTGAAAATAAAGAACAAGTTCAAGTTGTTACTAAAAGAAAAGGTAAATAATTATTATGTCAAGAACACCATTTTATATAAATGAAGATTTAGATATTTTCTTTAAAGGTGCTTTTTCAGAGGACTGTATTTTAGTAAGTAATCGTAATAATATTATTGATTGCTTATATACTGAAAGGTTTGGTTTTATTAATGGATTTGACCAGGATGTTAATGGTGTTTCTATTACTGTAACTTTAAAAAATTCAGATATTGAAACAAACCAAATTAAAAAAGGTTATTTATTAAAAATAAGAAATATTGATTTTATGGTTAGAGAAGTTAGAAGAGATGGTAATGGTATTTCTGTTTGTGAATTAGAAAAAATTAAAGATTAAAAAATAATAATAAGAGAAAAGGCTTGGTATGGAACTAAAAAGAAAAAGTGTAAAGAAAAAACAAATTAAAGTTGAATATATAAAAATTAATAATTGTAATTGTTTATTATTCACATTAGAAAAACCTTTTTATCAAATAATAATGGGTGCTACAAATACTGTAAGTTTTTGTGAAATAGAAAAAATAAGAGAAAAAGTTTGTGCTATATTTCAAAACTCAACTCGTGAATATGTTTATTGTTTAGAAGATGATATTAAATTACAAGTTGAAAAAATGGAAAATGATTTTTTAGGAATTAAATAATGGCTACAATAAGTATTAGACAGCAAATTAAAAATAAACTTGTTGAAATTTTAACTGGTTTAACAGTTAATAGTAAAAATATAAATGTTTTTTTAAATGATCCTTATGCTTTGGAAGAAGATGATTTACCAGCAATTTGTATACAAACAGTAAATAACACTATTATACATAACACGGTTGGTTATCCAAGAACACAAGAAAGAATACTTAATATTGATATAACTTGTATTTATCAAGCAACAAACGATTTAGACGATATAATTGAAGAGTTTACAACAGTAGTTGAAACGGCTTTAAATCAAGATGAAGATTCAATTATATTAAATAGTAGTGGGAATATAATAACACAAACTAAAATTGATAATATTGATTTTAGAGATTTTTCAGAAATTGCTACTAAAACAGCAGGAACTATAATTAGTTTTGTTGTTGAGTATATTTGTGTTGAAAATGAACTAAAAGCAGATATATAATAAAAATATTGAATATATATTTATATTTAGTTATACTATATTTGATTTTTAAGAAAATAAAACTTAAAATATAAAAAACAATGGAGTAATATATTATGGCAAAAGCAAGTGGATCAAGAGTTAAATTTAACATAGGTAAAGAAACTACTATGGGAACACCAGCGACAGCAATGCAGACTTTAAAATCTGTGGTTGTTGGCGAGAGTTTAAATTCAAGTGCAAGTGAATTACAATCACAAGCAATTACAGAAATTAGAGATATTTCTGGTTTAAGAAATGGTTTGTATTCAGTTTCTGGTACTTTGGGTGTTGAAATTGCAACAGAGGGAACAGAAATATTTTTTGAAGGTCTTTTAGGTGCAAAAACAGTTACTGGGGCAAGTGCACCATACACTAAAACTTATAGAAGAGCATCAATTATACCAAGTTATACTATTGAACGTGTATATACAGGAACAACACCTTTAATGACACAAGTTTATTCTGGTGTAAAAGTTAATCAAATGAACTTTACATTTGAACCAGGATCATTAGTAACAGCATCAACAGATATTATAGCAATGAAGTCAGAAAAAGGTACAGCAGTTATAGACGCTACACCAGAAGAATTTGTACATATTCCTTATGCTGGTATAGATGCTAATTCTATTAAAATTAATGGTGTAACTACAAAAGTAATTAAAGGTACTTTAACTATTACTAATAATTTAGAGGCTACAAACGTTTTAGGTTCTCAATTTGCAGATGATGTAGTTGAGGGAAAAGGCGAAGTAATGGGTGAGTTTGATTTGTATTTTGAAAATAGAGTACATTATGATTTATTTGATACTGAGGCTGTTTTTGAAGTTGAAATAGTTTTAACAAGAGGAACAAAAACAATAACAATTACTATACCTAATGCTAAATTTTCTGGAAATAGAGATATACCAGTTGCAACAGATAAAGCCCTTATTGCTACATATACTTTTAAAGGTATACAAGATACAGCAATAAACGGAGCAGTTGAAATATTTGTAGTTAATGATAATGCTTAATTAAAGCAATAAAAGAAAAAACCCCAATTTGGGGTTTTTCTTATTTATTTATATTTAAATTTTTGTTACAGCATACATACATAAAACAGTCCAAGAACCAAATACAATTATATATAATAAAAAATTTTTAATTTTATTTTTCATAATTATTATCCTTTATAACTTTTAGGGTTTAATATTTCACTTACAAAATTTACTGTTTCATTATTTTTATTAATAATTAATAATTCTTTATTTTTTTCTTTAAATTCTTCAAAATTTTTAAGTTTTCTATATTCAACAGTATTACCCATTTTTATAGCATTTTCTATACCACAAGCCATACCAGAACTAATACCTAAATCTGTATATACAATTGTTTGATGAATTATTTTTCTAAACTCAAAACCAGCCTCAATACCAAAATTTCTTTCTTCTAAAATATTATCATCTAATATTTGTGTATAAAGTAAATGTGATAAGTAAGGTGCCTCACCATTATATAAACACTCTTTCATACACTCACGAGCATAAAGTACATTATACTCTTGTTGTTTTACATTTTTATTGAAAAATGGACTTTCTATTATTACTAATTTCATATTATCTCCTTTTTTAATTAGTTATTTTTAATTTACCAGTATAAAAATAAAAGTCAATAACAAAGATTGATTTATTTATTTGTTATGATATAATTTTTAAATATAATACCAAAAAGGAATTAAAAATGGCACAATGGAAAAATGTTAAAAAAACATATCAAGTACAACAACAAATTTGGATTAAAGTTCCAAAAAATGCTGATGATTTTAAAGAAGAAAATATTAAAACAAAATTTGAAAATATTGATTGTTTTGAGTTTTTATTTCAACAATTTAATAAAGAACAAATTTTAGACCTTGTTATAAATAATGGAGAAACAGAAAAAGAAACTGTTAAAAAACAATTTGGTAAATTTATAGATAATATTATTGATTGGAAAAATATAAAAGTTAAAGATATTTTAAAAGATGATAATGAAGAATTATTAGATTTTGATAAAGAGGCTATTGATGAATTTTTTGCTGTAAATTTTTGGGTTATTCAATTTTTCATACACCAAGTAAATGAATCTGTTTCTGAAAGAAAGAATATTTTAACTACTCAAAAAAAAACATAAGTGATTATTACAATAACTTATTAGAAATACCAGAAGATAAAATAAACGATCCTATATATGCCCCTTATTTAAAAGATATGGGGCTTTTCGACATTGAATTAACAGCAGAAAATCAATCATTAGTTGAATTATATAATAGAGTTATAGATCCTACAAATCAATCAATCGATTGGCAAAGTTATATGATGTTTTGTTATTTGGAAGATTTTCCAAATTGGAGAGATAATCAAGATATTATTTTACATATAAGAGATGTTTTAAATAATTATAGAAATAAAAGAAGTGAACAAAAGGTTGATAATAACAGTAAAAGTTTGAATAATGGAAGTAGTTTTGAAAAGATTAAAAAAGTAAATTACGATTAAAGGATTATTATATGGCAACAAGTGGAACAACAAGAATAAATACAAAAATAAAAGGTTTATTAACAACTGATGGATTTAAAAAATATGCTCAAAGTATTCAAAGAGAAAAAGACAGAGCATATAAACAAGCAATACCACAAGCAGTAAAAGAAACTAAAAAAGAATTAACAAGTAAAGCAAGAGGTTCTTTTAAAGTTCAAAGTAAAACTTTTGCTGGAATGTTTACGGCTAAAAAATATGATAGTAAAAAAGATAAATTACCAGCCGTTTTATTTTTTACAAGATCAAATTATTTTTCAATATTTGAATTTGGTGGTAATATTAAACCTAAAAAAGCAAAAGGTTTATTTATTCCTTTCCCAATTGACGGTAAAAGCCCATATCAAAAAAGAAATGGTAAAAAGAATTTTAAAACATTATTAGAGAATTTAAAAAAACAAGGTAAAACTTTTTGGAAAAAAGTTAACGGTAATTTAATTTTATATGCAATTATTGATAAAAGTAATAGTAAAAGTTTAACTAAATATAGAAAAAGTTATAAAACAAGAAATAGTTTAAAACAAGTAAAGAGTGGTACACCAATTCCAATGGGTGTTATGAAAAAAAGTGTATCAATTCAAAGAAGATTTGCTTTTTCAAGTATAGCAAATCAAACATATATACCAAAAGTTATTAATTCTTTTGAAAGTAATATTAATTTATAACTTTAAAATCAAAAATTTTTTAACTATAATAAAATAAAAGGTAAATAAAATGGCAAGTAATAGATCGCAAATTTATATAGATACGGTTGATAATTCAAGTAAAGTTATACAAGACATTGCCAAACAAATACAGGCATTGCAAGGTAGTTTACAAACTATGGGTAATAGTTCACAAAGTGGATTTAACCAAATGAATAATAGTTTAAACAGACAAATTGGATTATTAAGTAGTATTAATTCACAATTCCAAAATTTAGGTGGTACTTTAATGTCAACGGCTGGTAGAATGCTTTCTATTGCTGGTGCTGTTTTACTTGTTAAAAATGCTGGCGAAGAATTAATAAGTTTATTTAAACAAGGTGTAGAAATAAATATACAAACAGAAACTACTAAAATTGGTATTGCTGGTTTAGTAGCAACACTTTATGACTTTAAAAAAGGTACAGAAGAAATTACAGGAATGGATAAATTAAATACTTCTCTTGTTTTAACAGAGAGTATTATGAAAAGATTACGTATTAGTGCTATTGAAACTGGGGCAAGTTTTGATGAGGTAGTTGAGGGTTATCGTAATGCAGTTGGTGGAGGTGCAAGGCTTGGTATTGACCCATTACAATTAGAAAAAATATCAACACAAGTAGCAAATGCGGCCAAAGGTTTTGGATTAGATAAAGGACAGACTGGACAAGAAACAAGAGCCTTATTTACTGGTAAAATTGATAAAACAGCAACCATTGGTATGAACTTGGGATTTGGCCCAGGTGGTGCTTATCAAAAAGAATATAAAGAGGCACTTAAAAAAGGTGGCGATGATTTTGTTAAATTTTTAGAGGGTAGATTAGAACAATTTGCTAATGCTGGTAAAATTTATGCTAATACTGTTGGTGGTATTTTTGATCAAATTGGAGATACTGTAAAATTATATAAAGGAGATATTGCAAGTGGTTTAAGTGCAGAATTATTAAAATTAAAACCTATTGCAGATAGTTTATTTAAAAAAGGAGATTTTAACTCTGATTTAGATGGATTAACAGCAACACTACAAACAATTGGTCAAATTATTGGCGAGAATTTAGTTGGTGCTTTTAAAAGTGTTATTGATGTTGTTTTTGAAATTTCTGATTATCTTAGTCAAGATCAAACTTTAATTAATTCTCTAATAGAGGGTGTTGGATTATTTGGAGATATATTTTTAAGTGTTGCTGATATTGTAGGTTCAGTATTTGGACTATTTGGCGATATTGTAACTTCTGTTGCAAGTCTTGTTGGTATTACACAAGAAGAGGGTAAAGAATTAAACGGTATAGAATTAACAGTAAAAATTATAACTGGTGCTGTTGCAAGTTTAGGTATAGCATTTGGTTTAGTTAAAGATATTGTAAGTGTTCTTGCAAGTTCAATACGTTTAATTTTAGGTGGTGCTATTGATTTTGTTATGACAACTTTTAATAATTTTGTTGGTGCAGTTGGAAGAACAGCAGGCCGTTTAGGTTTAGATAATGTAGCAAAAGATTTAGATGCTTTTCAACAAAAAGTTGCTAAAAATAAAGAGAGTGCTATGCAAACTATTATTGGTGCTGATAATAAATTATTAAATTTACCAGGTATTGATGCAAGTGCTGGCGAAAAATTAAATGCTTTATTTAATAATACAGTAAAAGCATTAGATAAAGGTGCTGAGGCTTTTGATAAAGCAAATAATAAAGAAAATTCAAATGTTAAAAAATATTTAGAAAATATGAAAATTAACAGAGAAAAGGCTGGAAAAATAGATCCTCGTATTGCTGGTGTTAATTTTTCTTCTAATGCAAAAGGTGGAAAAGATGAAGATGGTAAAGGTGCTGGAAGTAAAGGCAATGATATTACTAATGAACTTTTAAAAGGTTATCAAAAAGAATTAGAGGCATTTCAAAAAGGTAATGATTTTAAAAGAAAAGAAAACGAGTTATTTTATCAAAACTATAAAAAGACAGTTGAACAATTTTATAATGAAAAAGAAACATTAGATGAGGCTGACTATAAAAAACAAGTTGAAACATATAATAAAGAAATTGCAGTAGTTAACCAAGTTTTAGGAACAAGAAAAACTAAAAAAGAAAATGAGGCAATGGAAGTTAAACTATTAGAATTAATTAATAAAAGGGCTAATGCTGAAAAAGAATATAATTTAAGAGTTCAAGAAACTATATTTGCAAGAGAAAAAGATTTAAGAAAATTACAAGAAACTATTGATAATTTTAAATCTGGTATTGCTGAATTAACTGGTAATAAATTTAAATCAAGTAAAATTGTTTTAGATATTGAAATAGGTAAATTAAATTTAGAAAATGCTAATAATCCAGAAATGTTAAAATTAATTCCAATTTATGAAGAATTGAAAAAATTTAAAATTGAACAAGAACAACAAAATGCTTTATTAAGTTTAAGTGAAAGTAATTTAAACTTTTTAAAAGAAAGTGGATCTTTAACAACAATAGATTATTACAAAGAAATTGGTAAATTAAATGTTTCAAGATTAAAACAATATCAAGAAGAATTGGCACTAATTGAAAAGTTGGCACCAGGAGAACAAGATAATGTAAGAATTAAAGAATTACAAAATTTAATAACTCAAACAAGTGCTAATTTAAACCCATTGGCAAAAGAAATATCAAAAACATTTCAAGATAGTTTTGGTACATTTTTTAGTGATGTAATTGGTGGTACAAAATCTGTAAAAGACGCATTTAAAGATATGGTAGGAAATATTGAACAAATGATTTCAAAACTTGTTGCTCAAAAACTTACACAACAAATATTTGGTGGTGGAGATTCTGGTGGTGGTTTATTAGGTGGCTTACTTGGTGGTTCAAGTGGTGGAGGTGGTGGTGACTTCTTTGGACAAATTGGTGGTTTTGTTTCTTCTTTATTTGGGGCCGCAACTGGTGGATTTATGGAGGCTGGTGTTCCAAGAAAAGTTGGAGAGGGTGGAACAGAAATTTTTATACCAAGCACAAGTGGTTATATGATGAATGCAAGTAGAAGTGCTGAATTATTAAATGGTGGTCGTTCTGGTGGTGTAACTAATATTAATGTTTCATTACAAACACCTAATGCAACAAGTTTTAATAATTCTGAGGGACAAGTTGGAGCAATGTTAAATAATGCTTTAAGAAAAGCCCAAAGAAATATGTAATATTTTAAATAAAAGAAAAACCCCTAATTTAGGGGTTTTTTTATTTAAGTTTTTTAATCAATTATTTTCCATATTTCTAAATTATCTATTTCTATATTAACTCTTTGTATTACTGTATTTAAATTATTATTTAATAAATTTTTAATAAGTGAAACTTTATATTTATTTATACTTGTTTCAGTTAATAATTCTTTTTGTAATCTAAAAAAAGAATTAAAAAATTTATAATCCCATAAACCAAACTCAATATTATTTAATTTATTACTAAATTCAGTATAAGAAAAATTATCATTATTTATAAATTTTTGTAAATCTTCCAATTGTTTTAAAGTTATCTTTAAAATTTTACTTTTTTGTGTTTCTTTTCTAAAAACTTGATTTTCAGTTTTATCAAACTGTGTATTAAAATAAAAATCATCATATCTTGTATTTCTCATATAAACTCCTATTTATGTTATATTTTTATTTATACTGGTAATTTTTAAAAAAGTCAAGTTTAAATTAATAAAAATACATAATATAGAAAATAAAGATTTATTTTTGTATAATTTATGATATAGTATTTTAAAAGGATAAATAAAATGGCTGATGTATTTTATAATGTAGTATTACCAGATCAATATTCCTATGGTGCAACTTTTGGCCCAAGGTTTAAAACTAATATTGTGATGGTTAATTCAGGAAAAGAACAGAGAAATGCAGACTGGCAAGATGCATTGTGGGAAATATCAATAAATTATACAACAAAAAGAAAAGAAGAAGTACAAGATATTGAAAATTTATTTTTACAAACAAAAGGCCCTTTAATTCCTTTCTTATTTAATAGTAAAAAAGATAATGAAGTTACTTTAACACAAGGTATAGCAAATAGTGATGGAGTATTAAAAGGTCATCCAAAGTTTAGATTATTTAAAACTTATGTTTTTGAACCAAGTTTTACTAAATATAATAAAAGAATTTTTAAACCCGTTCCAGCAAGTGTACAAGTTTATAATAATGGTGTATTAACTGGTTGGACTGTTGATTATTTAAACGGTACTGTTGAATTACCTGTAATTTCAAGTAAAGAAATAACAGCAATAACAAAAGCAACTAATGGACAAATTACAGCAATTGGACACGGTTTTACAACAGGTAATAAAATTTATTTAGATAATATAACTGGAATGACACAATTAAATAAAATGGTTGTAACTGTTGTTAGTGTTATTGATGCAGATAATTTTACAATAAATATTAATACTTTAAGTTATTCAACTTTTACATATACAGCATTAACAAGTTATGCAAAAAAATATATAACTGGAACAGAAAATATAACTTGGTCTGGTCAATTTTATTTACCAGTTCGTTTTAAAGAAGATGTTATAACTACAAGTTATGATACTTTTAATTCTTTATCTGTTTCTGTAACACTTGTAGAATTAAGATTAGATGAAGTAAATGAAGAACAATTGGACGATTAATATATGCTTACAATATCAAATAATTTAAGAAATAGAACAATTGGTAATCAAGTTTTAACATTAGGAACTTGTATTAAAATTGTTTTAAAAAATGGTAAAAAACTTGGTTTTACAACTCATACAAGTAATGTAAGATTTATAGAAGAACCAGAATTAATATATTATAGTAAAGGTTTTACACCTACGGCTATTTCAAAAAATAATGAAATGTCTGTCGATAATGCTGATGGTCAAATGATTATTGATAACACAAATGTTTTACAAAGTGATTTAGAAAGTGGTATTTATAATAATGCTTATTATGAATTATGGGATTTTGATTGGACTTTAAAAACAAATGGTTATTATTCTTATAATGATAGATTAAGAGATATTAACGGAACAATTGGAGAAGTAAAAAGAGATAAACTACAATATACAACAGAATATAGATCTCTTGCTCAATATCTTGCAACTACAATAATTGATTTATATAAAGCATCTTGTAATGCAAATTTTGGAGATGCTCGTTGTGGTAAAGATTTATCAACATTAACTTTTACTGATTCTGTTGGTGCAGTTATAAAAAGTAATGAGTTTATTGTAAATACATTAACACAAGTTGATAATTTTTATAATAATGGAATTGTTGAATTTACAAGTGGAGATAATATAGGTAAAAAATATAAAATAAAATCTTGGATAAATTCAACAAAAACAATTATTTTACAAATGCCAATGAATTACCAATTACAAGTTGGAGATACAGCAATTTTTGTTGCTGGTTGTAATAAAGATAAAACAGATTGTAAATTTTTTGGTAACTATGTTAATTATAGAGGTTTTATGGAAATACCAGGTTTAGATTTTATATCAACTGGTGGTGGTACAAAAATTAATTATTAAAAGGTTAAGTTATGAATAAAAGTAAACGTGATGTTTTTGTTAATGAAAGTTTAAAATATGTTGATGTTGGTTTTGAACATCAAGGAAGAAATTTATTAAAACATAAAATTATAAAAAAAGAAGATAAGAAAAAATTTAAACTTGATTGTGCTGGTTTAGTTATTGAAACAATGAGTGATACAAATTTATTACAAGATGGTCAAGATTTAATATTTACAAATTATTCTCGTATTCCTGACGGTTCTTCTCTTGTAAGTCATTTAAATAATAATTGTGATATTAAAAATTGGGAAACATTACAAAAAGGAGATATATTACTTATGGCTTTTGGTGGTAATGCAACACACTTGGCAATATATTTAGGAGATTATTTAAATATTGGAGCAGATTATATTATACATAGTTATATTTTAAGTCGTAAAGTTATTATACATAGATTTGACAGCCAGTGGAAAGAAAAAGTTGTAGGTATTTATTCTTTAAAAAATATTGATAATTAAAAACTATCAAATTAAGAAATTTTTAAATATAATTATAAAGAAATAAAGGAAGATTATTATGAGATTAGTTGGTGGTGTAGTTGGTGCAGTGATAGGAGCATACTTTGGCAACCCTTATGCTGGTTACGCTATTGGTAGTGCTATCGGTGGTGCTTTTGAACCACCACAAAAATTTAAACAAGAGGGTCCAAGATTAACTGATTTGAAAGTTACTAATTCTTCTTATTCCATTGGAAAACCAAAAGTATTTGGAACTTATAGAATGTCAGGTAATTTAATTTTTTCAACAGCATTAAAAGAAACTGTTAATGTAGAAACACAAGAACAAGGTAAAGGTGGTGGTGGAACTGAAACAGAAACTACAACATATACTTATCGTGCAACTTGCGCTTATGCTTTATGTGAGGGTATTATTTCTGGTGTTCGTCGTATTTGGTGGGAGGGTAAATTAGTTTATGATTATTCACAAAACAATAACGGTTTTATAGGTAATATTGGTGGATATATTAAGGTTTATAATGGAACTGAAACACAACTACCAGATCCATCAATTGAGGCTGAATTAGGTGTAGGAGAAGTGCCAGGATACAGAGGAACAGCATATATAGTATTTACAGATATGCAATTGGCTGAATTTAATAATCGTATACCTAATTTTACATTTGAAGTAATAAGATCACCTAATAATGTTAATACAGGTAAATTTGATATTATTGATGTAAGTGCTGATTTATCAAGTAAAAATACTGGTTATTTAGAATATAATGAAGTAAATCGTTTTATATATTTAAATGTTAATAATGCAAGTCCTAATCCTGAATTATATAAATTAGATCCATATAATAATACTATTGTTGCAAGTAATTTAACATTACCAAATAATTCATCATATAATGATGTAGTTAAAAGTATGAAAATAAATATATTACAAAATGGTGATTTAGTTATTGGTAATAAAAATATTTCTGGTTTTGGTACTGGTTGGTATGTATTAGATCAAGATAGTTTACAAATTAAACAAATTATAGATTATAGAAATATACCAGACTGGACAGGATATACAACAGCAAGTTTTAGAGCACCACCAAACTTACAATCTTATAAAGATGGTGATATTGATTTTTATGTTGGTTGTTCACAAAATGCAAGTCTTGGTTTTCAATTTTTTAAATTTACAAGTTTTAATGGTAATTTTGCAATTAACGATTGGTCATTGGCTATTAGTAATCCAGCAGTTAACATAGGAACATTACCACAATCAAGTTTAACTTATGGAAATATTTTTAATGTTGATAAAGTTACTAATAAAGTATATTGGACTGTTTCAACACAAAATTATCAAAGTTCTGGGAATAGAGCACTTGTTTTAAGTTGTTTTGATATGAGTAGTAAATTAGTAACTGATAATTACCAATTATTAAAATCAAGTGCTACTGATAGTTTTAATGTTCAAGATATGTTTTTTGATAAAATAACAAGATGTATTTTTATTTTATATCATAATGTAACTACAAATCGTGGTTATTTTATGAAATATAATGTAGACACAAATACAATTATAAGTGACATAGTAATAACTGATGGTATGGGTAATTATCCAAGTTTAAGTGGTACTAATAAAACTGTTGGTATGGATAAAAGTTTTAGAAGATTATATTTTCCTTATTCTGTTTCAATTTCTGGAACAACAAGATATTTTATTTATTATTTAAAAGTTGATACAAATGATTTTGAAGTTTTAGAAACTACAAATAATTCAAGTTGGACTACAAATAATATTGGTAATACTAATAGTGCTTTTGCAACTCAATTAGGTTGTGAGTTTTATTTAGGTAATAATTCATCAACAAAAATATTAAAAAATTATGGACCAAGATTAACACTTGGAACATATCCATTAGATCAATGTGTTTTAGAAATAATTAAAGATAGTAAATTAGATTTAAATAGTGTTGATGTAACAGAATTATCAAGTGATGTTGTTTATGGTTTTTGTATTCCTAATTCAAGTGCAATTCGTGCTTGTTTAGAACAATTATCTATTGCTTATAATTTCAATATGGTTGAAAGTGATTATAAACTTAAATTTAGAAAAAATGGAGGTAATTCTGTTAGAACAATTAATATTAATGAATTAAGTGCTGTAAATTATTCTCCTGATATTAAATTTGATAGTGATATTACAACAGAATCAAAAATGGAATTAGAATTACCACAAATGGTTAATTTAACATATGCAGATATAGACCGTGATTATCAAAATAATACACAAGAAAGTAAATATGAAAATGTAGACACAAACGAAATACAAAATATTGAGTTACCAATGGTATTTAATTCAAATCAAGCAAAGAAAATTGTTGATAGAATTTTATATCAACAATGGATAAATCGTTACACTTATACTTTCTCAACTAATTATGATTATATAGAAATTGAGCCTTGTGATGTAATAACTATTGAAAGTGATACACAAAAATTTACTATGAAAATTCTTAAAAAAGAAAAGGGTGGTGGTATTATTAAATGGACTGGTGTTGCTGAGGATAGTGCAGTTTTTACACAAATAAATAATGGTTCAAGTGGTGGAGATATTTCACAACAAATACCTGTAATATCAACAAGTAAATTATTCTTTTTAGATATTCCAATATTACAAAACACTGATAATGATCCTGGTGTATATGTTGCATCAAATAGACAAAATAGTAATTTAACTTGGACTGGTTCAAGTGTTTATATTTCAGATCAAAGTAATGGTAATTATATTGAACAAGCAAGTTTTTTTAATGAAATAATAAGTGGAACAACAACAACAAAATTAGATAATTTTATTTATGATAATATGACAGATGCTTTATCTTCTGTTACTGTTAAATTATTTAGAGGTACATTAGCAAGTATTAACGATGATCAATTAGATCAAGGTTATAATACTTGTTTAATAGGTGATGAAGTTTTACAATTTAAAAATGCAACATTAATTGATACAGATACATACACATTAGATACTTTTTATAGGGGTCGTTTTGGTAGTGAGCAATTTATATCACAACATAATATTGGTGATCGTTTTATTATACTTAATTCTTCAAGTAGAACTTTACAAAGAATAATGAAAGATCAATCACAACTTAATATTTTAAGATACTTTAAAAATGTATCATTTAAAGATAGTTTATTAAATACAAGTTATACACAATTTGTAAATACTGGTGTTGGATTAAAACCATATTCTGTAAACAATATACAAGCATTAAGATCAACAAATGGTAGTTTAAATGTAAAATTTACAAAAAGAGTTAGAGGTTTTGCACAATTATTAGATTACAAAGATGCTTTTGATCCTGATGGAGATTATTACGAGGTTGATATTTGCACAGACAATACTTATTCTGTTGTAAAAAGAACATTAACAGTTAATGCAACAAATTTTGTATATACAACAGCAGATCAAATATCTGATTTTGGTTCAAATCAAGCAGTAATATATTTAATTATATATAAAACTAATAAAATTATAGGTCGTGGTTATCAAAGTACAGCAGTTTTATGATTGTAATATTAAAAATATTTGATATAATTTTAAAAAAAGGAATAATATAAATGAGAACATTATCAACAAATCAAGCACAAAAAGAAGTAATTATAAATGAAAATTTTAAAGCAATTGAAGCCTCACAAGTTTTTGGTTGGAGAGTACAAACAACTACTGGTTTAAGTTTTGCTTATTGGGGTGGAACATATCAAAATAGTGCTGGTGCATTAATAACAATTAGTGATGGTACTGTAACAGTAACAGAATCAACAAGTAATAATTATATATATTTTGATCCAGTTACAAATACTGTATTAAATTCCGCAACTGTTCCAGCAACTGGTAAAATAAGAATAGCAAGAGTTACAGCAGACGCAACAAAAATAACAGCAGTTGCAGATGAAAGAAATTTTGCATTATTTCCAGTTGGAACTTCTAATAGTTTGGCTGGTGGTGGTAGTTCATTTGTTACACAAGCAGACTGGGAAATTACAAACGTTGCTGGTAGAGTTGTTACAATAAGACAAGGTAGATCAACTTATAGTAACTCTACGGAGTATACATCAACTTTCGTTCAAAATTTAACTGGAACAACTAATTTAACATTACCAGCATCATCATCTGGTTATATAGTTGCAACAAGTGGATCACCTTACGTTGCCTCTGTAACTTCATTAGGAACACAAACTACAAATATGTTAGGTGTATTATATTATTATACAACTAATTCAACTAATGTAACTTTACTTGTAGATTGTACAAAAAGTGGATTACCAAGATTACATAATGTTTTTGAAAATTTAATTGCAGTAACTGGTAATTTATCAAAAGCAAATGTATTTACAGCACCTTGGACAACACAAAACCATACGGGAAATTTATCAAGTAGTTATAGATATGATGCTTTTTTAAGATGTTTAACAGCAGAGCAAGGTTATGGTGTTGGAGATATTATCCCTATATTAACTGGGCCAGTTGGTGCTGGTAGTGAATGTTATCCAGCAACTGTAAGAGCATATGGAACAAATGGTAATACTGTTGCAATTGTATTAGACGCAGCAATTAAAGCACAATCTTTAACAACATTTACAATAGTTGATTTAACACCAGCAAACTGGCAAATGAGATGTAGAATATACCCAATAAGATAATTTAATAAATTATTTTATATTAAACCCATATATTAAATTTTTATATGGGTTTTTTATTTTTTATATTGTTTTTCAATCATATATACAATAAAATAAATTTATCTTTAAAAATAATGGAGTATTAGAATGACAACAAATATAGAGCGTGAATTAGGTAAATTAGAAAGTAAAATAGATAATTTAGATAAAAGACAAGATAAAGTAGAACAAGATTTTAAAAGTGAAGTTAATACTTTAAAAAATGATATTAAAGATTTAAAAAGAGAGTTACAAGGAGATTTTAAAGACTTAAAAAAATCTGTTGATGATATATCACTTGGAATTAATGAATTAAAAAATTTTGATAGTAATCAAGTTGCTGGTTGGAAAACAGTAACAATTATGGCAACAATAACAACAACATTAATATCTTTTGTTTATGCAATTTATCAACATTTTAAATAATATTTAAAAAAACTATCCACTTTTTAGTGGATTTTTTAATTTTACAGTTGATTTGTATAAATATTTTATTGACTTTTCAAAAAAATACCAGTATAAAATAAATAACATAAAATTAAAAAGGAGATAATTATATGGAAATATTAGAAAAAGAAGAAAACCAAAAGGTTTCAGTAGTTTTAAAAAATGAAATTACAAAAGAGTATTTAAATGAATTTATAAAGCAACAACATTTAATAAGAGTTGAGGCACATAAAAATAAAGAAATGGGTTTTGATTGGGGTTTAGAAGATTTTATAAATTTAATGAGAACTTTACCTCCACAAAATTACGGTACAAGAATACAAAATAGAGTTATTAAAAATTTAAAATTTCAAAAATGTAAAGCAAGTGAAGATTGTGGGGACTGTTTAGATAATTTTGGAGATAATTACGAAATAAAAACAAGTATAATTGATGGTATTAATATACATTTAAATGTAATAAAAATTAGACCTTGGGTTAAAGTAAATTATTATATTATAGCATTTGATTGCAGACCAGAATCTGTTTTTAAATGCTATTTTTTTAGATTAAGTAAAAATGAAATGGAACAAGAATTATTAATATTAAAAGCAAATCCAAGTAATCATACACAAAAATCAAATGAAGATAATAAAAATGTAGATCTTCGATTTTCAATAGAAATAGATAATGAAAGTTGGAAAAGGTGGGTTAATAAATATTTATCAAATGCTTCTAATATAATTTAAAGGTTTAAAAATGATAATAAAAATAAAATATGAAGAAAAAGAATATATTTTTGATTTAATAGTAGGTATAACTTATTATATATATTTTGATAAAGAAAATAATACTTTATGTAAATCAAAAATAATAAACTATAAAGAAAAATTAATAAAAACAATAAAATTGTAAAAACATAAATAAAACAATAAAGTCTATTTTTAATAGGCTTTTTTAATTTTTAACATAGTAAATTAAAATAAATACAATTATAATAAAAAAAAAGGTATATGGTGGTTAAAATGAATATAAATGAAAAAGAAAAAATAAAAGAGCAAATAGTTGTTTTAAATAATCTTTTAGAAAGTTTAAATAATTTAGATCAAAATAATTCAAGAGTTCAAGAACAAATATTATTAGTAAAAAATCAAATAATTGATTATAATTTAGAACTTGTTGAAATAAATAAACACATACCTTTAAAAACAAGATTAATAAATAACTTTTTTAAAAGTAAAACTGTTATGTTAAATTTGGTTTTAATTGCTTTTGAATTATTAAATATATTTACTGATATATTTAAAGATAGTAATAATGAAAATTTAAGAATGTTGGCAATAATTATACCAGCATTAACAATATATTTAAGAACATTTCAAAAATAAGGATTTAATATGAATTTAGAAAAATTAAAAAAAGTATTATTAGGTGTTGGAGTTAAACAAAATAATGTAGATTTATACACACCAATATTAATTAAAGAATGGGAATGTATTGGTTTAACTGATGATGAAAAACAACTTTGGTTTTTATCAAATTGTTTAACTGAGACAGGTTATTTAACTACATTAGTTGAGAATTTAAATTATAGTGCTCAAAGACTAATGGCAGTATTTCCATCTTTATTTAAAACATTAGATTTTGCAAAACAATATGAAAAAAATCCAGAAAAATTAGCAAATTATGTATATGACAGTAGAGTTAGAAAAAATACTATGGGTAATAATTTTGATGGGGCTGGTTGGAAATACAGAGGAAGAGGATTTTTTCAAACAACTTGGTATGGAAATTATAAAATATTAGCAGAAAAAACAGGTATTGATTGTCTTAATAAACCTGAATTATTAGAAATACCAGAAATTGCTGTAAAAAGTGCAAGTATCTATTGGAAAGTTGGAAATTTAAGTAATAAACCTAATTTAAAAGAAGTTAGGAAATCAATCGCTGGTAGTTATTTTGGTTATAATGATCATATATTACCAAATTATTTAAAATTAAAATCTGTATATAATAAAGTATTGTAATTATTTATTTTTATGATAATATATTTAAAATAAGTTGACTGAGTTTGGTTTAAAGTTGAGTATACATAAAGCCTTAAAATCTTGTATAAAGTATATTTTAGGGTTCAAGAGTTCGAATCTCTTACTTATTTTTTACAATCTGTGTTTAGGCTATTGGCAAGTCACTTCCTTTGGAGCGAAGATATAGTAAGTTCGATTCTTACAGCACAGACCAAAATTATATATAATAAGGCAATCAATAATGATTGTCTTTTCTTTTTTTTATGATAGAATATTTTAAATAAAGGAGTTATTTAATGGAAAATCAACATAGACTTATTAAAGGTTATAAAGAATTATCACAAGAACAAATTAATTTAATGAATACAATTAAATCAAAAGGTGCTGAATTATTAATTTTAATTAAACAATTAGAACAAGATAAAGAAACTGATAAAAGGTGGGTTTCTATTGGTAAAACAGACTTACAAACTGGATTTATGGCATTAACAAGAAGTGTAACTAAACCTGATTTTTTATAATACTATGATATACTTAACATTAATAAAAACTCTCATTTGGGACAATAAAATAATAAGAAATATTTTTTTAGGCTTATTATTATTTATTATTTTGTATTTTTCTTATCAATCATTTTACAAATCAATTTATAATAAAGGTTATAATGAGGCTGTAAAAATAACTCAAAAAGATTTAAATAATAAATACAATATTGCAGTTGAAAAAATAAAAAAAGAAAATTTAGAACAAAGTTATACTGAAAATAAAAAATTAGAAGAGGCTCAAAAAACAAGAGATTTAATACAGAAACAGTATAACGAAACAAATAAAAAATTAAATGAATTAATAAAAAATAGTAAAAGTAATTTAGTTAATAAAGAGTGTAAAGCAGATAAAAAAGAAGTTGATTTTTTTAACGATAATTAAAAGGTTTATATGGATAAAATTATAGAAAATTTAGAACAAAAAGTATTTACAAAATATACAAAAGATTTAAGAGATTTAACTACTGATGTTAAACAAAAAATTTGTTTTGAATTTATTAAAGAAAGATTAAATAAAATTAAAGAAAGTAATTTTAAAGATAATTTAAAAAATTGGTTTTTAATTGTTGAAAATTTAAACCCAGAAATTGAAGAAGATATAGAACAATTAGAAATGATTTTTTTAAGTTCAATAATGGAAACACAGGGTTTTAGAGTTTTTGCAAAAAAATATATTAAAGAAAATAAAAATTAAAGGTGGTTAATATGATTTGGGAAGAAGACGATGATTATGTAAATAATTATAAAATAAAAAATACTGTAAAATTTTTAAAAGAACAAATTAAAGATATTGAAGTTATTGCAGAAAAAAAAGCAACTGAATTATATTTAAATAAAAATAAATTAAATCAATTTAATAAAGACTTAAAAAGAAAAGAAGAAGAGTTAGAATGTTACAATATAATGTTTCCTAATTATGAATATTTAAAACAATTTAGAGAAGAATTAACTATATATGATGAAGTTGAAGAATTAAAAGAAGATATAAAAAATTTACAAGGTAATATATCAATATTAAATAAAACATTGGAATTACAAAAATCTAATTTAGATACTGAAATACAAAAAATAGTTAGGTTAAATGTAGATTTAAATTGGATTAAAAAGGATTAATTATGAAAAAATACACAATATTATTATTTACTTTTTTAATTACTGGTTGTGCAACAGTAAAGCAAGATAAAGTGGATACAATAGCACAAGAAGAGGTTAAAAAAGAATATATACTACCAAACCTTACACAATGCCAAAAACCACCTAAAATTAACGATGGAACATTAGAAGAGTTTTATACTTGGGGCTTAGATGTAAAGAAGATATTAAAAGAATGTAATCAATACAATGAAGAAAAAAAAGACTGGATAGAAAGGAACTTTAAAAAATGATAGACATATTAATTAATGGGGTTATTACAGATTACCCTCAGAGTATAGCAGAATATATACATTTAAAAGATGAAATTGTTAATTTAGAATACCACCAAGATCAATTAACAGAAAAAGGTAAAAAATCATTTAATGCTTTAAAAGAAAGTATTAAAAATTTTGAAGAAGAAAACAAAGAATATATACAAAAGGTCATATTATGAATTTATACACAACATTATTTTTAATTTTTTTAACATTAAAATTAACAGATTTAATACATTGGGGTTGGCTTGCAGTTTTTAGCCCTTTAATTTTTCCTATTTTAATAATTATTTTTTTATCAACATTTATGAGTAAAGAAGAATTAGATAAAAAAAGACAAGAATATTTAAAAAAATATAAAAAATAAGAGGAAATTATGGCAAGGTATGATTATAAATGTTTAAATAAAGATTGTAATAAATTTAATATTGTTTTTGAAGTTACACAATCAATCAAAGAAGATAAATTAAAAACTTGTGAATGCTGTAAAAAAGATACATTAGAAAGATTAATAACAGCACCTCCAAGTTTTACATTAAAAGGACAAGGTTGGTATAGTAATGGAACACACTAATAAAATTAATAATATTAAACTTGGGGATTATTTTAAAATTGGTAAACACTATATATTATGTGGTGATTCAACTGATAAAAATATGGTTGGTAATTTTTTTAATAACATTAATTTAAAAGTTGATGTTATATTTGCAGATCCACCTTATGGAATGGATAAAGAAATAATTAATGATAATTTAAAAGGTAATAATCTTTTAAAGTTTAATTTAAAGTTTTTAGAAACAATAGATAGTATTAAAAATAAAAATGCAAGTATTTATATTTGTGGACAACCACAAGTTTTATGGAACTTTTATTTTAATAGTGATTTATGTAATAAAGAAAAATACCTTTTAAAAAATGAGATAACTTGGGATAAAGGTGATGCTGGTGCTGGTGGTGTTTCTTTCATTGGTAAAGCAGATATGAAGTCATACCCAATATCAACTGAAACTATTTTATTTTTTCACTCTGGAAATTTTAATAATAATAAAGATAACTTTAATAAAGATTATGAAAACATTTTAAATTATCTTTTAAGTGAATACAAAAAAAGTAATTTAAGAGCAGTTGATTATAAAAAATTAACTAATAGTTATATGTATAATCATTATTTTAGTAAATCACAATTTACTTTAATTTCAAAAAAACATTATGAAATTTTACAAAACAAAACTGGTAATTTCTTAAAAGATTATCAAGAGTTATTAAATGAATATAAAAATGCAGAAAAACAAAATATAAATTATTTTAATAACTCACACGATAAAATGACTAATGTATGGAAATATGGAAGAGTTAAAGGAAAAGAAAGATATAATCATCCCACACCAAAACCAAAAAATTTAATTAAAAGAATTGTAAACAGTAGTAGTGTTGATGGTAATATTATTTGTTCTTTATTTGCTGGTTCTGGTGTTGATTATATTGCTTGTGAAGAGTTAAACCGTATTTGTACTGGCATAGAATACGATCCAAAATGGGTTGAAGTAATATTACAAAGATTAGAAGAATTAGGTTATAAAAGAGAATATTTAGGGAATTTAAAAATAATATAAATGATTGATTTTTTATTATATTGTGATAATATATTAATGATGACTTTAAAGATTGGTTTGGGGTAAATTTGCTCTTAATAACTCAACAGTCAAGGGTAAGAAAGACTATATCTCGTAAAGGTATAGCATACCAAAATCTTAGTATAATAACTTGGAATAAGAGTCAGTTAATATTATATGTAATTAAACCACTTTAAAAGGTGGTTTTTTTATTTTCTAAAAAGTATTGATTTTTATTTTTATACTGGTAATATATTAAAACATATTAACTAATAGGAGATAAAAATATGGATAATTTAGAAGAACTTTTTAAAAGAGTTAAACAATACATTTTAAATCAAGAAAATCATAAAACTTATAACAGTGATGATTTTCCAGAAATTGAAGATGAAAATTTAGATAATAATGAATGTAGATTAATGTATATGTTGGGTTTTGAAAGAGCAAACGATCCTTTTACATATGTTATATTTACAACCATTAGACCAATAAGGTTTTTAATTGGTTACGATGAAGATATTAATAAAGAAACAGGAGAAATAACAAATAAACAATTATGTTTTCTTTTGCAAACAGATTGGGAAGAAGATCAAAGTATGGAAAACTCTAAAAAATATCATTATTTCGTAAATGATTATTTAGATTTTGATTTAAATAAAGTTAAAGATTTTTATAATAATTTATGCGATAAATTACCAAGAAATAATTTTAATTTAGTAGAAGAAGAAATAGAAGAATTTTTTAAAGCAATTAAATAAAATAAATATATTAAATTAAAACCACTGTAAAAGGTGGTTTTTTTTGTTCTTATGATTGACTTTTTTATTATTACCAGTATAATTTTAAATATAAGGAGTTAAATATGAAAAATTTTAAAGTTAAAGCAGTTAATCTTTATGGTTCTTTAAATGAAAATAAAGAATTAGTAGGTTTTGAAGAGTGGGAAGATATTATACAGAGTGAAACAAAAGAAGAATTATTAAATATGTTAGGTAATAATAATCAAGTAATAAGTATTGAAGAATTAGAAGAAGATTTTAATACTGAAAAATTTAATTTACAAAATAATATTGAAACATTAAAAGAAATTAAGGATTTAGTTGGTAAATTAATAACAAAAGAATCACATTTAGATGATTCAAGTTTTTATTATAAAGATATACCTTTAAGAGATATATTATTTAATTTAAGATTAGAATA